AATCACTAAAAAAAATGCTATTCTGTACTTGACCGTGAAGGTCGGGAACACAGAATAGCATTTTTTAAGGAGGTACTGAATATGACTACAAAGGCAAGAGTTAAGGCAATGATGGAGCGTATAGACGGTGGCTGCGATATAGCAAAAGAAGAGTTTAGTTACATGGATCTTGCACACCTTACATTGAGCTATGCAATCAATGAAGTTAGGAAGGGCAATACACACTGGAGCGCTTTGTTTAATGAAATAGGTTATCAGGCTAAATGTTTAGCTGAAGAATCTGGGATGGAGTCATATATAATTGAAGCAGTATCTGTTAAACTTTTTTCGGATTATGCGTCAGAATATGACTTGAATGCTATGAGTTTTGCAAAATAGGGGGTATATATGTTAACAGCCGGAGAAACAGTTTTTTTAATCGTTGGTGCGTTTGTTATGGGCGTATGGTTTACCATTGATATAGTTATAGGGGGTGAGTTAAATGATGAAGCAGATTATACCGAGTGATATTTACAGGGGATTACCCTGCAGCGTTGTGTCTGTTGGATGTGCTTGTCAGGTTGAAGATTTAAGCGGTCTATCAGCCTTTGTAAGCGATGATTTACATTCAGACGGTTATTTATCCCTTGATGGCATGAATCGTCTTATAAGGGCAAACAAGAGGGTTAAAAAGACAGAGTATTTTAAGCGCTGGCAACGTCCGACTCTTAAGGACTGGGCGTGTGAGCATCCCGGACAGAAAGCAGTTATCTGCTTGTTAGGTCATTTTATCTATTTTGACGGACAGGATTATCACAGTTTTTTTGTAAATGATAATGATCCTGTAGTAAAGGTATGGTTTCTGCTTTGACAAACTACATTATATGTGGCTATAATTAAAGCATGAATATTGAATACCTAAAAACAGAGGATCTAATCCCTTATAACAAGAATGCTAAGCGCCATCCGTCCGATCAGGTAAAAAAGATTGCGGAAAGCATTAAGCAGTTCGGATTCCAGCAGCCTATTGTGGTCGATAAAGATAACGTGGTAGTTATCGGTCACGGTAGGCTTTTAGCGTCTAAACGCCTTAAATTAGCAGAGGTCCCGGTGGTTAAGGCTGATGATCTTACAGATGAGCAGATAAAGGCCTTACGGCTTGCGGATAACAAGGTGAGTGAATCAGAATGGAACGATAGCTTCTTAAAGATAGAGCTGGATGATATTGCTGATATTGATATGTCTGATTTTGGTTTTGATCTTGATTTTGGTGATGATGACCAGGATAACAAGGATGATGACGATAACAGCAATATTTTCGGGGATCATATCCGGTCAGCATTCACACAGAATGTTTTTGAAAACCAGGAGCGCAGACAGTTCACTGCGGATAACTACTACGGCATACCGTCCATGTTTCCCACACAGACTACTGGGGATAAGATGGTGCGTTTTTGTGACTGGAATGAAGTAGAGGATCCTGAAAACTATATCGCACACTTTTATTATGACGATATTAAGTTCATGCAGGCCTGGAGAAACCCTGATAAGTATATTGATAAGCTGAGAAAGTTTAAGGCCGTTGTGTCGCCTAATTTTAGCCTTTACACTGATTTTCCACGTATCCTGCAAATATTATCGTGTTATCGCAGACAGTGGGTAGGAGCGTACTGGCAGGAAAAAGGCCTTGACGTAATTCCTAATGTTGTCTGGGGCGATCACAAATCTTACGATTATTGTTTTTTAGGAATCCCGGAGGAATCCGTTGTTTCAGTATCATCTGTTGATATTATGAATAATGACGACTGGAACGGGAAAAAAGGCGATTTGTTCCGTGATGGATATAATGAAATGATGAAACGTCTGCATCCGTCAGCAATTATTTATTATGGAAATTTGTTTGATGGTCTTGAAGGTAATATTATCAGATGTCCGTCATATTATGAGCAGAAAAGAGCAATGCTGAATAAGCAGAAAAACAGGAAAAAAAATTAAATGGAGGTAAGAAGTAATGGGTAGTGGTAGAAGCGGTTTAGGAGCTGGTCCTCATGGTGCTGGTATGGATAATAAAAATACACAGACCACTGTAAGAAGCTCACATCCTCTTACGGATGTTATTGGTACTGGCGGAGGACAATATGCTAATGAGATAATGAATACCAGGGATGCTTTTGAAAGAGAATATGGTGATGCAGTTAAAAAAATGAACCTTCATGTAGGTACATTCAGTGATCCGTCTGTTTTAGGTGCATATAATGGAGATACTCTTTATATGGCAGAGAAAAATGTTAACAATCCTAATTTGACAGCATCCATGCAGGCGGCTGCAAAAAGCGGTTTCCATCCTGGTATCGGTAACAAGACAGGTGCGGAAGCTGTGTCTGCTCATGAAATTGGGCATAGGCTGGGCGAAGTTGCAGCACAAAAAGCAGGAATTAGTGAAAAGGATATCGTTGCAAGAGCAGCGAAACGTGTGAGAATTAAAACCGAAAACATGGCAGGGCATATTAGCCAATATGCACGAAGTAATTATGGTGAAACAATTGCAGAGGCAAGCTCAGATGTATTCTGTAATGGTAAGAATGCGTCTAAAGCAAGTATAGCAATAATGAATGAGGTAAAAAATATCTTAAAATAAAAAGGAGGTGTTATCATGGCAAGTAAGAATTTACCAGCATCAACAGGTTATTTCAACAAGGAAATGCAGGCGATCCTTAAAAAAGGTGAGTCTAAGTCAGAATCCAGCAAGAAGAAATCCACAGGTACTAAAAAGAAAAGCAAGTAAGTGAGGCAAGGATACAGGCATTTTGTGTCTGTATCCTTATTCTAATTTTTGCGAGGTAGATTATTATGGGTAGTGGTGTGAGTGGAATAAATGCTACTGCAAATTTAATGCAGAATGCTACTGAAGCTTATGATGAAGCAAGTAAAAGCTATACTGTAAGCTATACACCCTTTGCGAGAGGCCAAATATCCAAAACTGATGCCGGACAGGTATATAAAGCGGCTAAGAATAATGATATTGATGTTCCTAAAGAGTTTATATCATACTTGTATGATGAAACAAAAAGAGACTGGAGAGGGGCAGGACAAAGATACAGCGGAATGGGTTATCTGTTCTATGATAGAATATATAATGCCACACACGCTTTATTGAATAATGATTTTGATACAGCACAAAAAGCTTTAAATGCGGCTATTGATTACCATAAGAGAAATGAAAAGGATTGATCTATGGCAAGAACAGGCAGACCTAAAAAAGAATTTGACAAAAAAATATTCCAGGATTTAGTTGGTTTGGGTTGCAGTCAAGAAGAAATTTGCTGGTTTTTCCGTGATGAAACAGGAAAATCAGCTAATATTGATACTTTGACAAGATGGTGCAAACGTGAGTTCGATATGACTTTTCAAGAGTATTTTAAGCAAAATGGATGTATGATGTTAAAAATACAGTTGAGAAGAAATCAGTTAAAATTATCAGGTTCGTCAGCAGCTATGGCTATTTTCTTAGGCAAAAACTACTTAGGACAGACGGATCATGTTGAAGTTGAGGATACAAGCGCACTTGACAAGTTAGATTCTATACTTTCAGAGGTACGTGCTAATGCAGTTCAGCAGTCTACAGAATGAGTTTATAGCAAATGCAAACAGACGCTATAACTTTAAGATAGGCGCAGTACGTTCGGGCAAGTCCTTTGTAGATATTGCCTATCAGATACCGGCAAGGCTTAGAGCTGTTAAGGATGAGCCGGGGCTGAATGTTATCATGGGCGTGTCGAAGGAAACCATTGAGCGGAACGTGCTGCAGCCTATGAGGGAGATTTACACTGATGCACTTGTGGGAGGCATAAATTCACGCAATCAGGCGTGGGTTTGTGGCTCTTTGGTTTATTGCTTAGGTGCTGAAAAGTTAAACCAGGTATCAAAAATACAGGGTTCAAGTATCAAGTATTGCTACGGTGATGAGATTGCAAAATGGAACAAAGAAGTGTTCCATATGCTGCAATCACGACTTGACAAGCCTTATTCTAAGTTTGATGGAGCTTGTAACCCTGAATATCCCGGTCACTGGCTTAAAGAGTTTCTGGAGCGTGAAGATATAGACCTTTACTTGCAAAAATACACAATCTTTGATAATCCGTTCTTAGATCCCGACTTTGTTGAAAACCTTTGCAAGGAATATGCAGGGACCGTATATTATAAGCGTTATATCCTGGGCGAATGGGCTATGGCTGAGGGCCTTATATATCCTATGTACGCTGAGGTGATTGCAGACGTTCCTAACACACTTTGTGACAGATATGTGTTATCGGTTGACTACGGTACACAGAATGCCTTTGCAGCCCTTTTATGGGAATTACATGGGGGCGTGTGGTATGCTACTACCGGCTATTACTATTCCGGCAGGGATATGGGGGCAAGCAAGACGGATGACGAATACTTGACAGACCTTGACAAGCTGCTCGAAAGCGTACCGAAACCGCTTGAAGTTATAGTCGATCCGTCTGCAGCGTCATTTATCACGTTATTGCGGAAACAGAACCACAGATACAAGGTAAGACCGGCAATCAATGACGTTATGGACGGTATCCGTGAGACGGCTGTAGCAATGCAGCGTGGCCTGATAAAAGTCAGCCCTTATATAAAAGACTGGAAAAAAGAAGTTGAGGGCTATGTATGGGATGAGGATTCCGTGGAAGATAAGCCCGTGAAAGTAAACGATCACTTTATGGATTCCATGCGCTATTTTGTAAAAACGCTGGGAATTGCTAAAATAAAGACAAGTTATAATCCTATTTTCATGCACTAATGGAGGTATTTTATGCGCACTTATGAGGATTTACTTAAGGTTGCTGATACAGACGATGCCCGTATGGACTTTGTTTTATCGGCTATTTTTGACCACAAATCCACAGATGTATACAAAGAGGCAGACGTGGCCTATGATTATTTTTGCCGGAGAAACAGAACGATTATAGAGTATCAGAAATTGCTTTACACGCTATCCGGTGAGGCCGTTCCTGATAACTTTTCGGCAAATTACAAGTTCTGCAATTCATTTTTCAGGACCTTTACCATGCAGGAGGTATCTTATCTCCTGGGTAATGGTGTAACCTTTGGGGATGACAAGACAAAGGATGCCCTGGGGGGACCTAAGTTTGACAGAGTGCTTGTAAAAGTAGGCACGGCAGCCCTTTGGGGTGGTGGTGCATTCGGATTCCTGAACAAGGATCATGTTGATGTGTTTTCTATCCGTGAGTTCGTTCCACTTCCCAGTGAAGAAGATGGAGCGTTACATGCTGGGATTAGATGGTGGCAGGTAGATTCCACTAAACCGCTGAGAGCGACACTGTATGAAGAGGACGGCTACACGGATTATATCTGGAATTATAACAAGGACGGAGAACGTGTAGGATCTGTTCATCACACAAAAAGGACTTACAAGGAAATCGTTGTCAGCACGCCCGTAGACGGTGAGGAGATAAGAGACGGGGAAAACTATCCGGGATTCCCTATCGTGCCTTTATGGGCTAACCAGGAGCGACAGAGTGAGCTTGTGGGTTTACGTGAGAAGATAGACGGCTATGACCTTATATCATCCGGCCTGGCAAGCACGATAGACGATGCAAGCCTGATTTACTGGACTATCTCAAATACTGGTGGTATGGATGACGTTGACCTTGCTAAGTTCGTTGAGCGTATGAAAGTAGTAAAGGCAGCAACGGTAGACGATGCAGGCGCACACGCTGAGGCACATACCCTGAATATACCCTACCAGGCACACCAGACGGCACTGGCCATATTACGTGATAGCTTGTATGCAGATGCAATGGCGCTTGATACCGATAAAATTTCTGCAGGTAATGTGACCGCAACGGCTATCGAGTCAAGTTATGCTAACCTGGATTTAAAATGTGATGATTTTGAGACACAAGTTACGCAGTTCATTGAGGGACTGCTTAATCTGTTAGGGATAGAGGATGAGCCTACTTATAAGCGAAACCGTATAATCAATACCGGGGAAGAAACACAGATGGTTCTTTCTGCAGCACAGTACCTTGATCCAGAAACCGTACTCAAGCACTTGCCGTTCTTATCACCGGATGAGATTGATGATGTTATGGCTAAGCTGAAAGAAGCCGAAGCAGAACGATTTGAACAGGAGCAAGAGCAGGAGCAGGAGCAGGCGATGGCTAATGCGCAGGGTGGTGAGATTGAATAATGGCAGACAAAGCAAGGGAATGGACCGATGAAGAGCTTGAGGACCTTGAAAAAGAGCTTACAAGGCTTTATAAACGTGCTAACAAAGAAATAACGGCTGAATGGCGGGCGTATATGGAGCGCACGGCTACATCTGTATCAGCCTTGTGGATTGATTATCAAAATGCACACGATGTTCAGGAAAAAGCTGATGCTTTGAAGGCTTACCAGGATGCCGTAAGAAGCCGGACTTTAGGAGACCAGCGTTACCGGGCGATGGTAAAACAGACCACAAAAAGACTTGCAATGGTCAACCAGATTGCGGCTGATTATATCAATGGCCGGTTGCCTGAGATATATGATGTAAACTATAGGCAGATAGCAAGGGATTTTGTCAACGCAGGCTATACCGTGCCTACGGGGACCATGTGGGATATTAGGAACGAGGACACGATGCGTGGCCTTGCTACAGGCGAGGTAAGCCTTCCTGGGGCGATTCTGCCCACACGAAAGCTGAATGAGACCAAAGACATGAAATGGAATATCCGGCAGATAGATTCAGCCGTTCTGCAAGGCATATTGCAGGGTGAAAGCATAAAGGATATGGCAAAACGCATCTTGCCTATTGTCAACAACAATAAAAATTCCGCAATCCGTGCAGCCCGTACCATGACCACGGCTGCTGAAAACATGGGGAGACAAGATGGCTATGACCGTTTTGAATCTATGGGTGGAGTAGTCCATAAAGTATGGATTGCAACGCCTGATAAGCGTGTCAGAGACTGGCACTTGTCAATGGATGGTCAGGAAGTAGGAATACATGATAAGTTTGTAGACGGAAATGGTGACAAGCTCATGTATCCGGGCGATCCTACGGCACCGGGGCGCACGGTATGGAATTGCAGATGTAGTATGCGTTCACAGATTATCGGTTATAGGCGGTCAGACGGCTCAATACAGCCCGTGAAACGATATGAGCATAAAGGACTACACCAAGACCAGATACAGGACGAAAAAAGGCGCAGAGAAGAGAAAAAAAGGCATAAGGAGGAGTGAAAATGGCTGATATTACAGTTGTAAGTCACACTAAAGAATTTATGGATGCTGTAGTGGAAAAAATGCCACTTATTCTAAATACTGTAGGGCAGATTGCAGAGGGGTATGCTAAAGAAGATTGCCCGGTTGATACAGGGTTGTTGCGCAATTCTTTGACCTATGCCATATCAGGCGAACAGCCACAGATCGCATCATATTCCGCAGATAATCCCAGGCCCGGACAACAATCATCGGGTTCTTATTCAGGCAATGTTCCGGCAGAAACAGAGAAAGATTGTTATTCAGTAATAGTGGGTAGTAATGTGGTATATGCGCCATCACAGGAATATAATGATGCATTCCACCACAATGTAGGTAAAGCGCACTTTATCCGAGATGCGTTGCAGGATCATAAAGAGGAATACAAGGACAATATCGAGGCAATTCTGCTCACAATTCCTTTTGTTCAAAATTAGCAAAAATTGATATTTTTTAGTGAAAAAAGTCGGATGAAAAATCCGGCTTTTTTGTATTAAAAAACATCATTTTCCTATACTCGAACAAGTGTTCAGGGGGGGGTATATGCGCTAAATCACGATTTAACAAAACAAATGTTCGATAAAAATTAGTGTAGGAACGTGTATAATCGTGAATTATCATACATTCCGACTACTTATAAAAACCACTAAAAATCATTAAAAAAAGTCAATGGTTTTTAGTGGTTTTTGGTTGCTATTATTTATATATATTTATATATATTTATTTTTATTTATTTTTATTATGTAGCATTTTTAATAAAAATAAAATGTATAGAAAAAAATAAAAGTTCTATAGGAGAAATTTACGTAGAGGTCAAAATGCTACATCATACACAGGTATCTTTCACATCGAATAAATGTTCGTTTTGAGTGTGGGCATAAAATCCGTGTTGACACGTGAACAAATGTTGTGGTATTCTTTGCCCAAAGGGGCGAAGCAATGCCCTGAATATTGTATCTAATCACAAGGCAATGTGACCGAAGCAAAGGGAGATCAAAATATGGGACTTTCAAGAAAGATGTTAGCAGCAATGGACATTCCGGCAGAAAAGATTGATGAGATCATATCTGCACATTCAGAGACCGTGAATGCGATCAAGGAAGAACGGGAAACCTTTAAGGCTGAAGCAGAAAAAGTTTCCGCACTTGAGAAACAGCTTGAAACAGCCAAAAAAGAGCTTGAGGAATTTAAGACCGGCGACTGGCAGGCAAAGTATGAAAAGGTTAAAGGCGAATATGACACATACAAGAGTGATGTGGAAACAAAGGCCGTTAAGACCGCAAAAGAAAATGCCTACAAGCAGTTATTGCTTAATGTCGGTATTTCAGACAAGCGTATAGCATCCGTTTTGAAGGTGTCAGATATTGACGGTGTAGAGCTTGACAAGGACGGCAAAATAAAGGATGCCGACAAGATCACCGAAAATGTCAAATCAGAATGGGCTGATTTTATCGAGACCAAAAAGGAAAAAGGGGCTGATGTTCCTAAGCCGCCTGCAAACAATGGTGGAGAAGATGAGAAGAAGCCCAGCAGAGCAGCTAACATGGCGGCTCAGTATTATGCAGAACATTATGGCAATAAACCGAAGGAGGATTAAACCATGAGTTTTATCGGAAAAGGTACAAAGGGTACGATTTATGCACCCGGCTACATCCTGGCATTCGATGATGAGGGATGTGTAAGAGAGACAAGAGAAATTCCTGAAGCTATGGGCGTAGCTGTAGAGGATGGCACAAAGTATGTGCCTATGGGAACAGCTTTTCCCTCAAACGATGGCAACGCTATCGGCCTGCTTTATGAGGATGTGGATGTTACTACCGGCAATATGCCCGGCTCAGTTATCACAAGAGGACAGATTTACGAGGATAGACTTCCCGTTGCACTCGATGCTTCCGCAAAGACAGCGCTTGAGGGCAGGGGTTTTGTATTCGTTGCATCTGCTCCGGCAGTTGAAAGACCGTACTAAGGAGGTAAACGACAATGGCAGATAGATGGGAAGATAATATTTTCGGATGTGTTGCAAAAGAGGACTGGCTCAATGTCGGCGCACAGATTCCTACCAGGCAGAATGATCCTATAGACGGACTTTTCGGTGATGAAAAGACTGATAACCTTGTAGCAAAGTGGGATAGCATTGCATCTGAGTACGGTATTCCGGTAATGGCTCAGTTCCACGGATTTGATACCGAGGCGCTTAAGACATTCCGTGTACCTATTGATACTCACAATATCGAGAAGGGCCTTATCAAGGTTAAGATTAACCAGTCCGAGAGACTTAGGGCGCTCAGAAATAAGGGTATCCAGGGTGATCAGGCACTTTACGACTATGTACTGCAGGACGGTATTCGTCTGGCAGATCAGGTTATAACCCGTACAAAGGTTGCTAAGAATGAGCTTATGGCTACAGGTTTTGTAACCATCAAGGAAAACAATCTGGGGCTTACCGTTGATTACGGTGTAAAAAATCAGCACAGGAGTTTCACGCTTGATCTTACACAGGATGCTGATGTTGCAAGTCAGATTCAGGAGATTATCGACTATGCAACAGATGAAGGCGTGACCATCAATGGAATGATGACCAGCAAGAAGAACCTCACAAAGCTCCGCAACAATAGATATCTCCAGACCGCTATCAACGGCAACATCGGAGCCGGCGCGCTGCTTACTAACAGACAGCTTGAGGATTATCTTTCTGATGAATTCGGTATTGATACCATCATCACAAACGACCTCAAGTATGGTGCAAGTGCTTCTATCGGTGAGGATGACAGGCCGGTTATCGAGCAGCACAAGTATTTCCCTGAAAACAAGATTACTTTCTTTGCTACTAACCCTGGCGGAAAGCTTGGTACAGGTTTGTGGGGTGAGTCGCCTGAGGCAGATGCTTCAAGCTTCTACGATGTAAGCACATCCGGCATTTCACCGTATGTATACATTATGCAGTGGATGGAAAAGGATCCCGCTGTTCTTTGGACAAAGGCAAGCGGTCTCTTTATGCCCGTGCTGTATAACCCTGATTCACTGTTTATCGCTACTGTTGGCGATGAATACTTGAGCAAGGCTACTGTTAACGCAGAAGATCAGGCTACAAGCGTATTCGATGTGGCTGTAAGCTCTATCCAGAGTGCAGGAACAGCCGTTGCTAACGGTGCTGTAACCGGTACGCTTTACAAGCAGACCGGAGTTAATCCGCTTACTGCAAAGTGGGGTGAGGGATATTTCCTTGTACTTAAGTGGTCCGATATCGACTCTAACGCTAACAGCATTAAGGTTGGTCTTGAGCCTTCTATGGGTACAGGATTTGTTGAGTGCTATGATGACGCTGATAGAAATGGCGTGTTTAAGATTACCAACAAGAACATCCAGAAGTTTAAGATTATCGTATCCGATGGCGAGCATAGCCGCGTACAGACTCTTGATCTTAGCGGCTTGACACTTTCATAAGGGGGTAAACTTATGGTAGTAGTAAACGCTATTCAGTACGGTATATCCAGGAAAAAGGCAGTACAGGTTCAGCCCGAAAAGGCTGAGCCTGCAAAGGCTGAAAAACCTGAAAAGGCTGAGGGTAAGAAAAAAGCTACAAAGGAATAATCATTCGGAGGCGGTGTGATGCTACTCAATACGGTATGTGCAGAAATCAGAAATTACTTTACTTTTGAAAAAGATAAGCATTTCGGTGATTTTGCTATCGTAAACGGCAATATCACACCGTCTTTTGTTATTTCTACGGATTATATACGCATAGTCGGCAGCCATCTTAATGACGGTGTGCATAAGCGTGGAGAAAGTGGCTTTTCTTTGGTTGATGAGGGCAAGTTTCATGGCGCAGTATGGGTTATGTCACCACCGGCTGATTTTCTTGAGTTAATCGCAAAAATGGAGGCGTGGGAAGCAAAATATTGCAACATAGACAGCCAGGCTATGAGTCCTTTTAATTCTGAGTCGTTTGGTGGTTATTCTTATTCAAAGTCAGGTGGCGGAAGCGGTTCGGGTGCGTCATCCGGGGCCGCAGATGCTATCGGGCTTTTCTCACGTCAATTAAATCAGTATAGGAGGATAAGATTATGAGCCTGCTTACTGATGCAATGGAAGATTGTGTTATAATGGATAAGACCACACAGGCAGATGGTTATGGCGGTTATATAACCGTTTACGTGCCTGGCGCAGAGTTAAAGGCTGCAATAGTGCTTAACACATCTATGGAGGCTAAAATAGCCGAAAAACAGGGTGTAACGGCTTTATATACCATTACCACTGGCCGTGGCATAAACCTACAGTATCACGATGTAATCAAGCGTGTGCGTGATGGTAAGATATTCCGTGTTAAGTCCGATGGCGATGACAAGTACACGCCACAGAGTGCCACGCTGGATATGAGACAGGTGAGTGCGGAAGAATGGAGCTTGCCAACATGAGCATATCAGAGGTTCTTTACAATTTTTGGAGCAGCTTTAAGCTTCCGGCTTATGACGAAAATACTGTTCCTGATAGTGCCGTGATACCATATATCACTTATGAAACATCCGATGATTTTTTCGATTCGGACCGTTCATTATCAGCATCTATTTTCTATCGTTCCCCATCCTGGGTGGATGTGACACAGAAAGAACAGGAGATTGCTGAGTATATCGGCAGAGGTGGAAGAATGCTTGCTTGTGACGGTGGCGCTATATGGATAAAAAGAGGATCGCCCTGGGCGCAGAGAATGGCTGAACCATCCGACAGTATGGTGCGTAGGATAGTTCTAAACTATGAAATAGAATTTGTAAAATAGGAGGTAAAAGCAATGAAATATACACGTATCCCTGAAAATACATTTAAGGAATTACAGATGAATGCCGGTATCCTTGCAAAAGATTTTGATCCGGCTACAGGCGAGGTTGCAGAGGCTGACCTTTTCGGTGCAACAACAGGTGGCTTGTCTTTCAGTGATTCAATGTCGTTTACGGATTTAGGTGATGATATTGATAACTGCCCTAAGAACATGATGGAGCTTAAAAAGCTTGAGTCACACGAGGTTAAGGTTAGCGGAACATTCGTTACCATGAATCCCGAAACAGCACACATTCTTGCAGCGGCAGCAGATGCAGACGAAAACGATCCCGGTCATATTCTACCGAGAAATGATGTACTGCTTTCAGACTATCAGGATGTGTGGGTAATCGGTGACTATTCCGATGTGAACGAGGATAGCACAGAGGGCAATGCCGGATTTATCGCTATCCATCTTAGGAATGCGCTGAACACAGGCGGTTTTCAGATTAAGACAGCGGATAAAGCTAAGGGACAGTTTGCTTTTGAGTTTACCGGCCACTATTCCATGAATGCACAGGACACCGTGCCTTATGAGCTGTATGTTCGTGTAGGTGGTGGTGAGGCTACACCGAGCGTAACGCTTAACAAGTCTACTGCAAGCATTGCCGTTGATGGAACGGAAACGCTTACGGCTACTACCGTACCGGCAGGACAGACCGTAACCTGGACAAGTAGTGATGATGAAGTTGCTACAGTTTCAGGCGGTGTTGTAACAGGTGTTGCAGCCGGAACAGCAACGATCACAGCATCGATCACTGTTGACGGAACGTCATATACGGATACTTGTGCCGTGACTGTTTCCGCATAGTGAATAGACAGGTGGGTGGTTCACGTAGAGGAAGAATCTGGGGCGCACAGGCTGCCCCGGCGACAAGTTGACCTTGAGGGACTGCCCGCCAATTAAAAAAAATGGAGGGTGTAAAATGAAAAAATTATCAGATTACAAGGACGAAGAGGCTCTTGAATTGTGGGGGGATCTCATGGAGCCTATAATGACCATGCTTGCAGACGATGAGGTGCAGAAAATCTATAAATCCGGCAAACCAAAGGTTTTTATTGCCACAGAGCTTCTTAAGAGTCATAAAAAGGAAGTATCACAGATTCTGCTGAGGATAGATCCTACACCACTTAACGGCATGAATGTAGTAATAAGGCTTGTGGAATTACTTACGGATTTCAGTACGGTTCCTGAACTTGCAAGTTTTTTCGAGTCTGCGGGGCAGGAGCCGGAGAACACGGAGGCGATGTAATTCGCCTATACTGGCTTGCTTACGGTGAATATCGTGGCAAAAGGGCTTTAAGACCATTCTTACGGTATGTCATAGCACGGATTGAAGAGAATACCCGTGAGATGGCATACCGTTTTTACGTTACCACCTGCCTGCAAAACATCCCGCAACAGAAATATACAACAGTTAGTTTTTATGATATGCTATATTCACAGCCTGAAGATAATCGTTCCGCACAAGAAATTGCATCAGATGTAATCGCAAAGGCGGGGCTTATTGTGAGGTAAAAAAATGAATGTTATTGAGCTTTTTGCAAAATTTGTAATGGACACATCCGACTTGGATAAAGGCTTAAAAGGCGCTGAAAGTAAATTGTCGTCTTTTAGTAGTGTTGTGGGTTCCGGTCTTGCCGGGGCCGCTAAGTTAGGTGCTGCAGCCCTTGCAACGACAGCTACAGTGGCCGTAGGAGCCGCTACAGCAGTTGCAGCAGTTGCAAAACAATCTGCAGATGCTTATGCGGAATATCAGCAGTTACAGGGTGGCATACAGACTTTATTTGATGACGGTGGAAAAGCGGCTGCTAAATATCGTGCTGAATTAGAAGCTACTAACGCTACTGAAGCTGAAATTGCACGAGCAATGGCTAATTTCGACGATCCTACGGCTACTGTTATGAAGAATGCGGCCAATGCTTATAAAACAGCCGGAATGTCTGCTAATCAGTATATGAATACTGTTATAAATATGGCAGCATCCTTGAATAAATCCACAGGCGATATGGAGGAATCCACTCGACTTGCAGATATGGCCATCACGGATATGTCTGATAATGTCAACAAAATGGGTACAACTATGGAGATGGTAGAAAATGCTTATCGTGGTTTCACACGTGGCAATTTTACCATGCTTGATAACCTTGCCCTGGGCTATGCCGGTACAAAGGAAGGTATGCAGGAATTGTTGGCAGATGCAGAAAAAATATCCGGCATAAAATATGATATAAGCTCTTATGCTGATATTGTTCAGGCGATCCATGTTGTGCAGACAGAAATGGGAATAACCGGCACAACAGCAGCAGAGGCGGCTGATACTATTTCAGGTTCAGCCGGTGCTTTGTCTGCTGCCTGGGATAATCTTATATTGGGGCTTGCTGACAAAAACGCTGATTTAGGGGAACTGATAAATAATGTGGTTGAAAGTGCAAAAACTGCATTCACTAATATTTTGCCTGTATTTACACAGGCTATTCATGGTATAGGTGATTTAGTAGGGCAGATTGCGCCAGTGATAGCGGATGAATTGCCGGGTATTATAGACCAGGTTCTTCCTCCTTTGCTTGATGCTGCATCCTCGTTAATAACAAGCGTAATTGATGCTATTCCCGGATTATTAGGTGTTTTAGAGCAAAATTCTGAAATGCTAATAAATAGTCTGCTTGATATAATCAGCACCATTCTCAATGGAATATACACCTTTGTTGTTGAGGATCTGGATTCGCTTTTATCAACGATTATGGAAAGTGTTGTAGCGCCACTTTTGAGTGAATTACCGCATCTGCTTGCTGTGGTAATAAATATCGCAGGACAGATAATCTCTTCTCTTGCAGATCAATTACCGGGGTTAATGGTAACACTTGTGCAAACTATTGTTGATTTGCTGGGAACTTTACTTGCTGAAGATAATATAACTTATATAATCGGACTCGCAACAGAAATAATTTCCGCACTTGCAGATGGGATAGTAGGGGCAATCCCAGTGCTTGTAGGAGCTATTCCCGATATTTTAATAGGACTTGTGAACGGTCTTGTTGACGGTATAGGTATTATACTTGACACTATTCCAGATATTTATGAGTCTATAGAACAGGCACTTTTAGATAATGCGGATGAACTGTGGGCTGGTGTTCTTGAGTTAATTACTACTATTTTTACAAGACTCCCTGATTTAATCGGGGATGTGGCTACTTTTATCGGTGAAATGTTCACTACTGTTGTTGATCTAATAAAACAGGCATGGAAGGATAAAGGCCCGGAAATTCTTGAAATGGTAAGAAAATTTTTAACCGAGGATTTACCACCTATGGCAAAAGAAATGGGTAAGAAGGTTCCTGAGTTTATAGAGGCGGTCGCTAAATTTATCAAACAGATATTTGACGATTTGGAAATTGATCCCGAAGCTATAAGCGAGTTAATTACTAATATTTTAACGCTTTTCGTGGATTATCTTGTTATAGCAATACCTATAGTGCTTGAAACTTTAACAAATATTATTTTGGCTATTGCACAGGTTTTGCCGGATTTAATCGAACCACTTGCTTTGCTTATACCCACAATACTTACAACACTTATAACTGTGCTGATTGATAATTTGCCGATTTTGCTTGGTGCAATTATCAGGATTATAGCTGCAATAGTAGTGGCCTTGCCGGATATATGTAAAGCTATAGTTTTAGCTATCCCTGGAATATTAGACTCAATAATGATGGCTCTTGCTAATATCATAGTCAGTCTTGAAGATTTGCTAATAAAAATAAGGGATAAAATGCTTGAAGCCTTAAACAAGTTCGCAGCTCTTGTTATCGAAGCGTTAGATTTTTGGCAGCCGATTTATGATAACGCAATGACCTGGTTGGCGGATTTAATAGTAGGCTTTGAGGACTGGATAACCGATATATGGAATGATATTACAGGCTTTTACGATGATCTTATGCTTGAGATTGCCGGATGGATAATTGATATTGGTGATAAGTTTACCGAAATAGCTGATAAAATCAAGGAAATCATCACGGGCCTTATTGACCAAGCATTAACTTGGGGCGGCGATCTCGTTGATAATTTTGTCAAAGGAATAACAGATAATGATGATCTTGAAGATGCTGTTGGTGAAGAAGGCGTAGCCGGTACTGTAAGAAAATTCCTACACTTCAGTAAACCTGATGAAGGCCCGCTTGCAGATTTTGATACATATGCTCCTGATATGATGGAATTATTTGCAAAGGGTATTACCGACAATACACGAGTGGTAGGTGATGCCGTGCGTGGTGCCTTTGATTTTGGTGGAATGATTACAGGTGGTATGCCTACAGGAGCGCAGATGCCGGGGCTTATCACGCCTACAGCAAGTCAGCCGGTGCAGGTAACGCTGGTGCTTGATAAACAGCAGTTGGGCAAGGTTATATTTGACCTTAATAATCAGGAAAGACAGCGTGTAGGCGTAACGCTTGGGAAGGAGGCATTCGCATGATAACGATTGACGGTACGACTTATGATTTTTTCTGCGACATAGACCGTGAAGCGGAAGTGCAGTACAGCGATTTGTCAGGACAGCTTATGGATAAGAATTATTTTGCTGATCCTATTGCCACATATCTCAAGTACACGCTTACAGTTGTTGTGCCGCTTACAATGCTTGCGGAATATGATGAATTTTATGAGATACTTACTGATCCCGTTGCAGAACACGTTGTCATTCTGCCGTATGGCCAGGGAATGAAAGAAATACACGGCAGAATCGAAACTGTATCAGACAGGTATTATAAGGGGATATGGCGTGGAACAAAGTTTACTGTTATATCTAATGAGCCGTTGAAGGAGCCGTGATGATAGTAAAGATAAATAATACAGTATATACGCAGATACGCAATTTAAGTTTTTCACCTGAAACTGATATTACGGGTAGTAGTCTGCCCGTAAATCAGTTTTTTGTTGAGATAAAGACAACGGATGTAATCGGTGTAGGAATAAACGCTTATCTGTATGATGACCAGGGTGATTTGTGGGCGAAATACTGGATCACAGAATCCGTTGTAGTGGATGAGGGATGGTACAAGGTTACGGCTGAAAGTATCATACTTTTGCTTGACCGTTTTACCCTGCCAGCGGTCGTTTACAGCGGGGAAAGTGTAACGAACGTACTAAATACTATCTTTGCCACTATATCGGCTGTATACCCGTCAGAGACCGTGTATACGCTTGATTCTGCTTTAGCATCTGCAACGGTTACAGGATATTGCCCGGAACAGACAGCAAGGGATAGATTGTTGTGGGTGATATTTTCTATCGGTGGATACTTGAAAACATATTTCAACGAATATGCGGAAATAGTAAAGCTCGATACAACATTAACGGCTATCCCGGAGAATGTTACTTTTTGGAAACCCGAAATCAGTTATGGCGATTATGTGACAGCAGTAAAAGTCAGAGCGTACACATACACGCAGGGAACACCACAAGCTACAGATACATGGGTTACAGATGGCGTTAATTATTATATTCAGACTTATCAGGATTTTACGCTAACAAATCCCGATATACCGATTACTGTTACGGATAACGTAGTATTTATCGACAAGGTAACGCTTGTAAATCAGAGCAATGCTGCTACTATCCTAGGCGTGTTGTCGCAGTATTATTTTAAGCGGATAGAGGTTAAGGCAGAGGTGCTTGATGATGGTGAGTATCTGCCGGGCGATAAATGCCAGATTAGCAATGGAGACAGATTGCTTGCAGGCTTTATTGTTAAAGCTGATTTTAAGTTTGGGAATGCTAAAAAGGCATCCTTGCAGTTGGTACAGAGTGATGTACTTGCATCTGCAAAACTGATATTGCAATATATGTGGGGGAATATTCTGCTTAAAAAGTTATCGTATCTTTTGCCGGTAGGTTATGCGTATTCTGTCAGCAATCCGTATATTGATAAGGTGGTGAACAGCCACAGATATATATTCAGACCGCAGGCAGAAAGTGCAAGCGGAACAATGGTTAGTGGTGGTGTTACAGATACAGAACAGTATGATGTAGCGCTTGACTGGTATGATTTGGAACTGTATGTTGTAAGCGTAGACGAATTGTCAGAAAGTAATGAGGTGGTAAGCATTGAGTAAGAATATAACCATAGCCGAGGATGGCGTATCAAGGAATTTTACAGCTAAAAAGCTGAAAACAAACCTACAGGGTGGTGGAAACTGTACCTGGATCCCGGAAGATGAAGCTGCTGATTATTGCACGTTCAAAGAATTAAAGGTCACGGCAAATGGTACTTACAAGGCATCCGATAAGAATTGTGACGGATTTGATAAGGTAAAGGTTGAAATATCAGCAGATGTCGTTCCGCAGAAAACAATCACCACAAACGGTGAGTATGATGCTATGCAGGATGATGGGCGTGTGGGTTATGCTCATGTTACAGTTAATGTTCCCGGTGGCGGTGGTGGACCGTTTACGGTGCTTTTCCTTGACGATGAAGGCAATGTACTCAAGAAGCAGGAGAATGTGCCTTATGGCGGTTATGCAAGCTGTACGGCCCTTGATGGAACGATTCTGAATGGTCTGTATTTCAAGGGCTGGAATCCTGTACCAAAGAATGTGCAGTTTAATATGACTTGTCGCCCGGTACGTGGTGATTATGTGATAACGCCAGGGGAAATAGCAGACGACTGGGAAACAATAGTCGCAGACGGTGGCGCACATTATCCGCTTGGAGCATACAAGCCGCTTGTAATTACGGTTCCGGCAAATACATCTTTTCAACATGTTATCAGAGGACAGGTATCACAGGGAGTATTTGTTGATGATTTGGCTTATTATTACGGTAGTGATTTTCCTACTATACCTGCAGCAAGCATTGCTTGTCATATGGTAAAAGTCGCTGAAGGTGAAGATGGTAGTACATCATCATGGATCTCGGATGGACTTATACGTTTGGATGACAAATACTTGAATAGAATTGATTATAGGTCTGTATCCACAGGTACGCAATATGCTATCAATGCTGATTGGCTAAACTCGCCCGTGCGAAAATGGATGAATGAGGATCTGTTTAACGTTTTACCATTGCCACTTAAAAATGCTATTGTAAGCGTGAACAAAACATCGAAAGCATTGGATAGCTCACCTGCCGGTAACTGGTCGGCAGTAGGTGCACCATCGCAGTTGGTTGATAAGACATCTATAGATGAAATATGGGTTCCGTCACTAAAGGAATATCATTCTTATACAGTTGCTGGGCAAGGTAGTCTTGCGCAGTGTGAAGAATTATCTGGAATAGATTATTCCACAGTATTTGTTCCGGCATATTCCGGGAATGCTATGTGTATGAGAACTTTGGGGGCATATTCTGGTTATCAGCCGAACCAAATAACAGTTGGATATAATGGAGCTGTAAACTTTAATGGATGGAGTTACGCACAATTTGGTTTCTGTCTGTAAATAAAATTTACACGGATTTTTCGATATGGTACAATGCGAATAGGAGGCAAATCTTATGGAATATATCGTTACAGCACTTATCACAGGTGGGTTATCGCTGATAGGTGTGATTATCTCAAACATGAGCGCAAACAAGAAGATAGAAGCGCAGTTAATTCAGGCGCAGGCTATCACGGATGTTAAGCTTGAAAATCTGACAGACGAAGTGCGGAAACATAACAGTTTTGCTGACCGCATAACGACACTTGAGGTACAGGTAAAAGAATTACAAAGGAGGATTGACGAAGATGATGCTAAATAATCGTGTGTATGATGTAATGAAGTGGGTATCTTTAGTCTGCCTGCCCGCATTAGGCACTCTGTATTTTGCACTTGCAGGTATCTGGGGATTTCCTTATGGTGAGCAGATTGTGGGTACTATCATGGCGATAGATACTTTTTTAGGAGCGTTATTGGGAATATCCTCTATACAGTACAACAAGAAGATAGGAGATAGCCATGAGTAAGCCTATTACAAGAAAAGAAGAATACCTGGCTGCAGCCGCTGGTGATAAGGTTGATTATCCGGCATATCCTATGACAAGGGAGGAATCATACCTACATAGAATTGCTCAGGGTGGCGGAATTGAAGCTAACACGGGTGAAACACCCACAGGAACACTTGAAAGTCTTAAAATAGGTGATGAGGTGTATGCTGTACCGTCCGGTGGTGGCGGTGGCACATCCGATTATTCTGCATTGAATAATAAGCCCCAGATAAACGGTGTGGAGTTGTCCGGGAATAAGACCACCGGTGATCTGAATATCAGTTATGACGACTTAAAAAATAAGCCGGTTATCCCTGATGCACAAGTACAGAGCGATTGGAACCAGACGGATAATACAAAACTTGATTTTATCAAGAATAAGCCGTCTATCCCTGACGATTTAGCTGATCTTAATGATGATGCAAGCCATAGGACAGTAACCGATACTGAAAAATCCACATGGAACGGCAAGAGTAATTTTAGCGGAGATTATAACGACTTACAGAATAAGCCTACAATTCCTGATCCGCAGGTACAGGCAGACTGGAATCAGACGGATAATACTAAAGCTGATTTTATCAAGAATAAACCGTCCGTACCGTCCGGGCAGGTACAAAGTGACTGGGGGCAGTCTAATAGTTCAGAGGTTGATTATATCAAGAACAAGCCATCGTTAGGAAGTGCCGCTTCAAAGAACGTACCATCAACGGGTGACGCAGGCAGTAGTGAGGTTGTAATGGGTAACGATAGCCGTCTGTCGGATAGCCGTCCGGCAAGCGATGTATCATCATGGGCTAAACAGGCCACAAAACCTACTTACACGGCAAGTGAAGTAGGCGCTATCCCGTCAACAGACAAGGGCGCAAATGGTGGTGTGGCTACGTTAGGAAATGATGGTATTGTGCCGAGTAGTCAATTACCTTCTATGTTCGATGGTGACTATAACAGTCTTACAAATAAGCCTACGTTAGGAACAGCGGCTGCTAAAGATGTACCGTCTGCCGGTAATGCCTCATTGACTGAGGTAGTAATGGGTAGCGATAGCAGATTATCAGATGATCGTAACGCAAAGGATGTGTATTCCTGGGCGAAGGCTGCGACTAAGCCTACGTATACGGCTACAGAGGTAGGCGCTATTCCGAGTACGGATAAAGGCGCTAACGGTGGTGTTGCGGAGCTTGATAGCAATGGCAAAGTACCGAGTTCACAGTTACCGTCTTATGTGGATGATGTGTTGAGCTATTCTTCACAGAGTGCTTTTCCGGCAACTGGTGAAACAGGCAAAATCTATATTGCTGAAGATACCAACAAGACTTATCGCTGGAGTGGTAGTGCTTATGCTGAGATTAGCGCAAGTTTAGCCCTGGGCGAAACCTCAAGCACTGCATACCGTGGCGACCGAGGAAAAGCCGCTTATGACCACTCGCAAACAACAGGTAATCCGCACGGTACAACAAAAGGTGATGTGGGATTAAGTAATGTACCTAACGTAAGCACTAATGACCAGACACCCACGTTCACGCAAGCTACGGCAAGAAATAACATAGCAAGCGGAGAAAAGTTATCTGTTATCTTTGGTAAGATACAGAAGTTTTTTAACGACTTAAAGACCGTTGCGTTTAGCGGCAGTTACAACGACCTAAGCAACAAGCCTACCATTCCCACGACTGCAAATGACATCTCCTACGACAACACCGACTCAGGGCTTACGGCTACGGACGTGCAGGGGGCTGTGGATGAGGTGGCGAATAAGCTTGAGGATAGCGGTTGGATAAATCCAGTTAACAACATTTATTATCGCAAGAAAAATGGTTTTGTGTCTGTTAGAGCATCGGGTTCAGTGTCATCAAGTGGCTGGGAGACCAAATTCACGCTGCCTGAGGGATGCAGGCCGCACTTTGAGATAGACATACCGATTTATTCAGGAGATAAGTCAGTCGCGTTAGGTATTATAACCACCAGCGGTGATATACAAATGTTGGGCAACGCTGGAGCTTCATTGGGGCTATGTATAACTTTCCCTGTTGATTAATAGGAGACTCACACATGACAATAATCGGTTCAGCTCGAATAGACGAGCATGGAAAAGCAACAGGCGGTAAGGCTGGCGACCAGAAGCAGAAGACATCCCCCGATTACAAGGGAGAAGTTTCCATGCAGAATTTCTATGTTTCAAGCAAGGGATGGTACATACTACGGGCAAAAAATCCCGACATGGCATCGAAAATCGCCCTTGCCATGACCATCGCTTGCAACAATCCGAACATCGGATACAATCAAGCGAAACGCTTGGATATAATCAAGGACGGAACGCACTCAGCAAAGCCTACATCCTGCGATTGCTCAAGCCTTGTCCGTCAGTGCATCCGGGAAGCCGGAATCGAAGTTGGTAATTTTACCACGTACAACGAGGCATCTGTGCTTGTGGGTACAGGGCAGTTTGAGAAGCTAACCTACAAGAAGGGAATGGCTTTATTTCTCGGAGATATATTGGTGACTCGTGTCAAGGGACACACGGTCGTGGTCACATCAGGAGCAACGAGGAATCCTAACACTGTAGCTGTTCCCACAGTTAAAATGGGAACGAGGGGGAGCAATGCCCGGTTATTACAGCACAACCTTAATCAGTTCGGCTACAAGCTTGAAGAGGACGGCATCTTTGGAAAGCTGTCAACGGCTGCTTTGGTGAGATGGCAATACGCTAACAAGCTATCCGCAGACGGCATTTATGGTCCTAAATCATACGCAAAAATGAAAGAGGTGCTTAATGGATAACAAGAACATTCCTTATTTTGTGCATGAGGGCGAGATGGTGCGCATGGAGCGGATAGTCAAACGGTTATGGATCACGGTTATTCTGCTGATAGTCTTGCTTGTGGGTACTAATGGTGCGTGGCTGTGGTATGAGTCACAGTTTGAATATTTTACGGTTACACAAGAAGCTGAAACGGGTACAAATAACTACATTGGCAATGATGGGGATA